TGGGGCCTCCTCACTCATACTGCCAGTTGATGGCCATGTTCTCGGTCGGCGTGGTCTCCGCGGAGACCAGCGTCTGCTTTGTGATGTTGCCGGTCTTCATATAGTCCGTGCCCGCCACGGCCACCGCCCACGCCGTCGGCTTCCCGCTGGCGTCCACCGCCTTGACCTTGATCAGGTCCCCGACGGAAGCGCCGGAGGCGAGGATCACATCTTGCTTTCCGTTCCACGCGTCTTTGTTGCTGCGCACGTCGGCGATAGCCTCGTCGATCTGCGCGCCGGTAAACTGGCTGTTGTAAGCCATACGATCACTCCTTCATACACAGAAAATCCTCGCCGTCCGCGGTCTTCAGCGCCTGCGACTCTCCCAGTGGGATAAATCCGTAGTTGTCGTTCCAGCTGCCGTCCGCGCCCTGCGCGAACAACGAAATGCGGTATTCCCCATCACCGGAAAGCAGAAAATCGTCGTAAACCTCAAAGGTGCGCTGCGTGCCCGCCGGGGTCTTGGAGAAGGACGCGATCAAAGCACCCTTCCCGCGGCCCCAATCCTCGCCGGACTTCGTCGCGCGGCACTCGAAGGCCGTGTAGGCGATGTCCGACGAGAAGGAAACGGTGATCGAGTCGAACCCCGAGACCGCCGAGATCTTGTTGCCCGTGATGGAGAATGTCAGCTGCGGCGCGGCCATCAGGCGGCACTCCAGGTCCCGGCGGCGTTCTTGACGAAGACCTTGACGATCTTCGTGCCGTCGCCGGAAGACGCTGCCTCGAGGTCCGCGCCCTTGACAGTGACGTTGATGGCGGTGTTCTTCTTGTAGCCTCCCTCCGTGCCGCTGACGTTAGTGGAGCCGCCCGTCGTCGGGATCTGCGTGCCCGCCGTGTGCAGGCTGCTCGTCGCCGGGACGACGCGAATGGTGTATTCCTCAAAGTCCACGTCGCAGACGAAGGAGAACGCCGCTGCATCGTAGCCCGTGACCTTCGAGATCCTGCTCTTGTCGGGGCCGGTGATGGTCACGGCAGGAATCGACGTGTTGAGCGTGATCGTGTCGCTGACTGCGGCCGTTTCGTTGCCGACGTCGTCGCGCATCTTGACATAGATCGTCTTGAGGCCGTCTCCGTCGGGCAGTGTGATGGATTTTGTCTTGGCGAATGTCTCCCACGACGCTTCCGCCTCGGTCCCCGCCGTCTTCGTGCCCCAGATCTTCATCTGGTATCCCGTCGTTGTCTCGTCGGAGACAGAGATCTTCGCCGTGACGGTCGCGCTGGTCGCGTACTGTGCACCGTCGTTCAGGATCAGCGATAGGCCGGCAGGTGCCAGCGTATCAAGTGTCAGATTAAAAAAACTTGCCATCTGGATTTATCCCCTTTCTTCGCTTGTGAGTTCAATGTACAAAAATCCGCCCGGTCTTTCGTAGATGGTTTTCGTGCCCAGGTGGGCGGATTTGATGCCCATAGAGCCAATGAACAGCTTTAGAATGCGTTTGAGTCCAACTGCCAGCATGTTATCCCTCCAACAGATACAGTGTCCGCGCGTCCTTTTTGTCCAGCGCGTCATATTCGGATTTTGTCATCACGAGGATCGCGTCGATCTGTGCCGACTGGATTCCCCCGCCACCGGAGCCGCCGCCGGACTGCCGCGCCTCGTTGATGGCGTCGACGAGGTTGTCCTTGTTGTAGGTCTTGAGGTCGTCCAGATCGCCGATCTGCTTCTGCAGCTGCGCCCAGACGGGCAGCGTCGGGTCGGCGGTCTCGTCGCCGGATGGGTCCGCGCCGGGCTGGACTTTGCCGAGGCTCACCCAGACAGTCGGCAGGATGACGCCGCTTTCGTTCGCGCCATAGACGCCCACGCGGGCGTGGCGGCCCGGGACGGCTAGAACTTCGTGCGGGACGGGAACGGTATCCCCGTCCCAGTTCGCCGCCAGAACGTCGACGGTGGTCTTGCCGTTCGAGAAGACGGCGGTCTTCGTCAGCCCGTCCCACGCGGGCGAGAAGACGAACTGCACCGTCACGGCCTTGCTCATCCCCGCCGTCAAAAGCTCCGGCGGCGACGCCAGATGCGCGCACGCGCGGGAGCAGTGGATGGTGATCATGCGTTATCAGCTCCTTTTTTGCCGCCCGAAAGGGCGGCTTTTTCTTTCCTATTGTGGTCTATCCGATCACGGTTCCGTTGACCAGCAGTTTTCCGCTGCTATTGCACGCCAGCGTCGCGTATGTGTTTGCGTTGTTCACCACATACACTTTTCCGAAGCACCCGCCGTCAAACCAGTTGTTTACCGCGCCGATGTATTCATCTCCATGTATGCCGACGAAAAACCTGCTTCCGCTCATTTTTACGCCATATCCGTTTTTTATGATCCTGTCTTGATATCCGCTGGTTTCGCCACCTCCGCCGCTTCCCGGCGGGCCGACGACGTACTCGACGACGTAGCTGCCGGAGATGCGGGCGACTTTTACGCGGTCGCCCGCGGCGAATTTGACGGACGTGTTGCACCGGTAGTGCTTGGTCGTGGCTTCGGTCTGCCCCTCGAGGATGAGGGACAGGCCATCGTCATAGACCGCGCCGACGGTCGCCAGAAAGTTTTCCGGCAGGTTTTCGTCCGGTATCTCGATATTCGTTACAAACAGGCTGTCGATGCCCTCCATCAGGCGATCACCGTCCTTTTCGCAGAGTGGGTCATGAGACTGCCGGGCTGCATGGTGACAGACCAGCCGGTCTCGAGATAGATGCCGCCGATCTCGTCGTGTGTCAGGGCGAGGATATCGCCGACGCCGTGGCCCGGCTCGGCCAGCGTATAAAATGTGATCGTGCGCGTGGCCAGCAGCGATTCATTGCGGCGCTTGTTGGCGTAGGCCTGCAGCTCCTCCTGCGAGGCGATGTTGTCCACCCGCTCGACGGAGGTGATGCGCATGCCGCGCTTGAAGGTGGATTTTTTGGACGCCGGATTGTCGTTGACGGCGGTCGCCACCATTGCTGCGTCCATGTCCGGGTTGTTGCAGGTCACGACAAAGACGTTCGGTGCGTCAAAGATGTCCGTCTCGTCGGACCAGTCCTGCCCGGGGTGTTTTTCCGGGAGGAACAGGTCCGTCGTGCCGTAGCGCCAGTCGATGATGGCGGCGGATGGCTCCTGGTACGGCTCGAGGCGGCAGACGCCGTCGGCGTCGAACCAGAGGTTCTCGTAGTTGATCTCGGAGAGCAGCGCGTTCACGATCGTCAGATAGCTTGTTCCAATCGGCCAGTCTTCACGGGCTGTTGCAAGCGTCGCGTCTGACGGCGCCGCGATCACCAGCGTGATGCCGCAGGCGGTCAGGAGCTTTCGGATCTCCGTGAGGTAGGACGCTCCGGCCGCAAGATGCAGGAGCGTCTCTGTTTTTTGCGTGTACACCCGCCAGCAGCGGTCGTAAGCCTCGATCTCGACGCGCGTGCCGGAGCTGCTGCCCTTGTTGCTGACGGTCGCGGCCTGATAGATGCCGAGCGATGTTTCGACGCCGTTGATGCTGATCCACGGGCGCAGCTCGTCGGACTCCAGCTCCGCGAGATCGTTTGGCAGGAAGCTGCCCTTGAAGGAGCCGTGCAGGGTGGCTGTCCGGTCGCACATGATCTGCGGGGCGCTGCCGGTGTCCCATTGGAGGTGGGTGATGGGCGCGCCGTTTCTGAGTACGTCGACGCGGAAGCGGACGTCACGGGTCAAGGGTGATCGCCTCCTCCCGGTTGGTATGCGAGATGGTAAAGGAATAGCGGCGCATGAACTCGTCGCAGTTGCTCTCGAGCGACGGGATCGAGCCGATGACCATGTTTCCGTATCGGTCTTTGAGGCAGACGAGGCGGCCTACAAGGGCCTCCAGCGCGAGGGCGGCGGCCCGTTGCGCGTGCGGCCAGGCGCAGGCGACGGACAGGGCGCGGTCGCGCTGCTCGCTGCGCTCCTCGACGGGGTAGGCAAGGCCCGCCAGATGGACGGTCGAGACACCGGCCGAGAAGCTGGTTCGGTTGGTGCGCAGCTGCGTTTCGGACAGGCGCATCTCGAGCCAGACGCCGGTCTCGAGGTCGCAGATCATGTTGGTCTCGGGCAGGATCTCGACGGTATCCGAATTGGACACGCCGTAGTTGTCACTGTCTGCGTAGCAGCCGCGCACGCGGTAGGTGACGCTGCCGATGCTGGTGTGGTCGATGTACTGCTTTTGGACGGTGCGGGCGATGGCCACGCCGCCCCGCTCGACGAGGTAAAAATTGTAGCTCCCGGCGGTCTGCCAGGTCAGCGCGGCCTCGTGGGCCGCATCGACCGACAGCGTGATTACTTCGCCCTCGGTGTGCGAAACGGGGAGCGCGGCTGCGCTCCACTCGGACCACATGCCGTACTTGTTCTGCACGCGCACGCGGACGGTGTAGCTGCCGTCGGCGAGGTAGACCGGCGAGCGCCATGTCTTTTCCGTGCCGTAGACCGTGCCGGAGGCGTATCCATTGGAGAGCGTCAGCTGATAGGCCTCCTGCTCAGAGGTTTGCCAGGTGATGCGCGGGCGCGGGCCGGTGGACTGGATCACGATGGACGGTGCGGACGGGGCGTTGATGGCGATAAACTCGGCCTTTTCGCTCCACGCCGAGGCCGTGCCGTCGGTGTTGTAGGTGCGCACGCGCCAGTATTTTGTTCCGCTCGTAAAGGTGTTCGCGGGCACGTCGTAGTACTGATTTTCGCCGGTGACGGTCGCGAGCGTGTTCCAGGTCGTGCCGTCGGCGGACCACTGCAGATCGGCCTTTCTCTGCGGCGTGCCGGTGGAAATGATGTGCTGCCAGGAGAAGCGGGTGGCGATGGTGGCGTCAATGACGATGCCGGATGGGGAGACCGGCTTGCAGGATGGTGTGACGTCCGTCGTTGTGATCTCCTGCCATGCGGACGTTGTTGTCGTGCCGCTGTTCGCCGTCGCCTTTACGCGCCACTCGATCGTCCCGGACGGGAATGTATTTGCTGGGACCGTGCAGGCGGTCGTCGCGCCGGAGACGCTGATCGTATTTGAGGTGCTCGCATTTTTTACGCGCCATTCGAAGACTGCGGAGGTTTGCTTTATCTCTGCGAAGCAGACCTGTGTTATCGTCGTGTCGTCTGTAGCGCCCCATGTAAATGTGTTTTTTTGAAACCTGTTTACGAACGCTCCTGACGATGGGGAAAAATTGTCTGCTTTTATTCCGACATTGTCGTTTGAGTACTCGCATGTCAGGAACGGCTTTCGCGTTGATTTTTCCCCATAAAAAATTGCTTCGCTTGTTCCAGACGGCGCGCCTCTGAACGCAAAAACAAATCCATTCTTTATGCCGCTTTTTAATTCTATTTTGCTTTCTTCACTGTATGGCTTAAGATCTGCACTTAGCTGTATAATCTCGTTCAGCGTAGACCAATCCCCATCGGCGTGCTGCGTAAGGCCACCGGTCTGTTGGTAAACGCTCGGCCTAGTCGCATATGTTACTGTGCTCACATCGAGTGGGCTTGTCAGTCCGTGCACATATGCCCAAATTTGTTTATACCCAGTCTCGCTTTCTTTTGTTGGCTGTGCGTATATTGTAAACGTCACCTTTGTTACGCGTTTAAATTTATACGCATCTCCCGGCGTCGGAAATTTGATGTATATATTATCTCCTTTGTTTACGTCGCCTCTTGTTCCCGTGAATGGCTCTGCAAACAACTTGTACTGCGCAAGATCTGAGTAATTTGTATTTGGATGGTTTACCGCAACTGCTGTTGAGCCGCTTGCCTGCACTGTAAAGGTTGCCACTTACTTCGCCCCCATTCTGGTTGTGATGCGTGCGTTTTTGGCGATGCGGACGATGTCCGCGAGCTCGTCTACGTGGTCGACGTAGACGGTGGTGTTGTAGGTATCGCCGGAGGTGTAGCGGGTCTCGCTGGCCGTCTGGATGCGCGAGCCGGAGGGGAGATAGATCCGCTCGAGGCCGTTCTCGTTGACCCGCGTCCAGCCGCCCGCCCAGTTGTCCGTGCCGGCGGCGTTGCCGCCCAGATACCGCCTGCGCCATTCGTCCTCGGTGATACCGAGGGTCGACGAGTCGCCGCGGGCGACGGCCTCTTCGTAGGCCTTGGAGAGGTCGGACGCGCTCTGGCCCCACTGCTGCTCGTTGTAGCTGTCGAGCAGGTTCTGGTAGTTGTTTCCGTTGCCGCTGCTGTAGCCGAAGCCCAGCGCATGCTTCATCTGGCCCCATCCCTCGCTGATGTGGCCGGTGCCGAAGTTGATGACGCCTTTTAGCAGCTCCGCCGCGTCGGCCATGAGCGCCATGACCTTTGCCAGCGGCTGCAGCGCCTTGGTCAGCGCCGGGACGCGGTTGTTAGACAGGTCGGACATGGGATTGAGGATATCGCCGACGGTCTCAAGCATCATGCCGAAGGCGTCGACGATTCCAGAGTCCTTGATGGCCTTGCCGCCGTCCTTGACCATGGTGGTGACGTCGCCGTAGAATTCTTCGAGGTACGGGGCAAACTCGACGGCCAGCTGGTTTTTGACGCCCTCCTGCGTCTTCTGCAGGCGCTGATAGGCGTCGTCGACCGCTCCGAGTGCGGAAAGCGCCTCGTCGTCAAGCACATAGCCGACGTTGTGTGCCTCGTCTGCGTAGGCCTTGAGGGTTTTCGATCCCTGGATGATCAGCGGATTCAGATCCTGCGCGGAGCGTCCGAAAATGTCCATGGACATTGCGTCCCGCTCGGTTTCGTTTTTCACCTTTCCGAGCGCGTCGATCGTCTCATAAAAAACGTCGTTCGCACTGCGCATGCTGCCGTCGGCGTTGGTGACGGAGATGCCCAGGGCGTCAAACGAGTCCTTCGCGTTTCCGGTGCCGTTCATGGTGTCCTGCATGTTGTTGGTCAGCTTTGTCAGGCTTCCCTGCAGGGTGTCGACGGATACGTCGATCAGCTCGGTTGCATAGGCAAACTCCTGCAGCTGCTGTGTCGATTGCCCGGTCTGCATGGAAAGCGTGATGATGTTGTCGGCAAAGGCGGCGGACTCCTTCGTCATGGAGATCATGGCCTTTTCTGCCTTGACGATCGCCGCCGCGACGGCAGCGAAGCCGCCCGCCAGCGCCAGTGACTGCGCATCGAGGTTCCCCATGGCGTTCATGGAGGACTTCATGCTGTCTGGCAGCTGAATTCCGAGCTTGGAGGTCAGGCCGCTCACCACGTCGCCGAGGTTGCCCATCTCCTTGCCGGAGTCGGCGATCTTCTGCTTGTTCTCGTCAAACTGGTTGTTGAGATTATTCAGCTCAGCCTCGGCGTTGTTGAGGCTGGTCTGCCACTGCATGGTGCGCTTGTCTGCCTCGCCGTATTTCTCGGCGGACTGCTGCAGGGCGGCACGCAGATACTCGATCTTTTCTGTCTGCGTGGAGATCTTGCGCTCGAGCACGTCGTTTTTGGCGTTCAGTGCCTCGACGCTGTCGGCGTTCTGCGCGTAGGCCGACTGCACCTTGCGCATCTCCGAGTCCAGCACCTTCATGCCGCTGCCGATCTCGGAGATGGCCTGTTTGTATTCTTTTTCGCCCGAAAGCGTAAATCTTGTGTTGATATTTGGCATATTACGTGCCTCCGTTGATGTAGGCCGAGAGGCTCTGCGGCTCTTCCGGCTTTTTTGGCGGCTCCAGTGCGTCAAGCAGGAGCGTCAGGCGGCGTGGGGACATGGTTTTCCAGAAATCCCGCTCCGGCAGATGCAGCCGGAAGAGCCAAATGGCAAGATAGCCGGGGAAATCAAAGCCGTTCGGCTCCGGTTCCCCCGGCTGTGTCAGTTTTTTTCGTCTTCCGACGTTTTTTCACCGAGTTCTTCCTCCGGCGGCTCGACTGCAGCCTGAATCAGCGGGTAGATCCGTGTCCCGGCCTCGAGCGTCTGGTGCATGGTGATCTTCCGGCCCAGCTGCTTGCTGGTAAAGCGCAGCGGAAGGCCGTTTTCGTCGGTGATGCCCTGCGTGTCTGCGGCGTCGGTCAGCATGGCGGCCAGGAAGGCCAGCGTGCTTTTGAGGCCATGCACCGTGTTCAGCGCGCGCAGCAGATTGCCGTCGTATTCGTCCTGCACGTCGGCAAGGACGTTCATGTTGCAGGATAGCCGGTAGACCCGGCCCTCAAGTTCATAGTCGACGGTGTTGAGCTTGGTCGTCTCCATCAGGTCTCACCCAACTTTCCCTTGATCCAGGCAACGGCCTCCGCCGCGGTGTCGACGGTCTCGGTCTCGAGCAGCAGCTCGTCGGCGGAATCGTCTGCGAGGAATTCGCCGGTCGTGGTCGGCGTGTTGAACTGGATGTTCTCGCCCTTGGTCTGGTAGGCCATCGAGGGCGGCCCGAACAGCGCTTTCGGCACCCAGACGCAGGTGTATTTGGTCACGCCGTCGATCTTATCCGGCGCGTAAAAGCCGACGCCGACATAGTTCGCGATGTCTTTTGCCGAGAATTTCAGATTTTCCTTGCTCGTATCGGATGTGCAGCCGTAGAGCATGGCCTGTGCGGCCCTTTTGATGTACTTTACAGCCAGCGAGATCGTGCCGCCGATGGCAAGCTTGATATACTCGGCAAGCTTGGATTCCGCGTACACGCGGCCCTCGGCGAACTTGAGTTCCAGCTGCGCGCTCATGGCGTCGCCGACGTCGGTCGGCTCTGTGTAGGTCACGGTGCCGGACGTGTTTTTATACTTTCCCGCCCGGATGCCGCGTAAGTCAAAACTAGGCATTTACAATAGGCCCCTTTCTTTCAGCTTTTGTGTGAGGATTTTTTCGAGTTCTCTGTCTACTTGTTTTGCCGCTTCTTGCGAGCCCTTTGTCCAGAAATACGTTCCGGTTATCCTTCCGTATTCCGGCCCGCGCCCGTAGTTCAAAATGAAAAGCACAGCCGCTTTTCGCTCGCCGTGCTTGTTTCTTCCAACAGCTGTTACCTGAATGTATGGTTCCCCGTATTTGTTTTTCCGGATCTTCGTTGGCTTGATGCTTTTGACATAGCCCTCCGTCGCAAATCCACTTTGCGCCACACGTTTTTTGATTTCAGCCGCTAGGATTTTGCCCGCCGCTGTCATGAGCTCTTTTACCGTTTCTTCATCGAGAATGTCTGTGCCTTCCAGCGTTGCTAACATCCCGTCGATTCCGGATGTCTCGAATTTAGCCATATTCCGCGCCCTCCGTTTCTGCGATGAGCGCGATCTGCGTGCGGCCTGTTTCCTTGTCGTAGGTTTCCATGTCGACGGTGACGATGTAGCCAGCGGCCTCCAGCGCAACTTTCGTGCGCTGTAGCAGATCGACGGCAAAGCCCTCGGCGAAGATGGAAACAGCGTACTGCACGCCGGTCTCAGCCTCGCCGCCCTCGGCGTAGATCTGGCCGGACTGGCCGAGCAGCTGATAGGTGATGTAGGTTTCTTCTCCGCCCTTGTATGGCGGGTGGCAGACCGGGACGCCCAGGTCTGCCAGCGCCTCATAGATCATCATGCGCCGTCCCTCCGTTTGCAGGTCAGCTCGACTTCTTCCGTCTCCGCGCCGTAGCTGCGAATGACGTCAAAGACGTCCGAGCCGCAGGTGAGCTGCTGCTCGCCGCCGTATTCCGCGCTGTGCATGCGGAAAATTGCGTCCGTGCGCTTGCCGGCCTGTGCGGCCTGGTAATACTCGGCGCGGTTGACGGACTTGCGGGCGGCCCAGACGGTTGTCTCGCGTTCGAGCTTTTCGGTGGTCTGCCCGCTCACGATGGGGTAGGACAGCAGGCGCAGCGTGATCTGGGTGTCAAAGATCACAGCACGCGCCCCCTCCCTCGGCGCCCGGCGAATAGTCGTCGGACAGGCCCATCGCGTCGCGCAGCTCCTCAAAGCACGTCTTCCATTCGTCGCCGCGGCCGCAGAAGTCATGCTGCCAGCGGACGAAGGCTCGGACGGCGTCTTTGACCAGCGGGTCTTCGTCGGCCCCCTCCGCGCCCGCAAGATGCAGGCGCAGGAGGCAGGCGTCGATCTCGTCGGCGAGCTCGTCGTCAAGGGCGTTTGTGGTCAGCCGCAGGGCGGTTTTTGCAACGTTGATCAAAGCCATTGGTTATCCCTCCCTGTTGGCCGCGCGCCGTCAGGCCTTCTTCTTGGTCAGTGTGACGAGGCTGTTCTTGTCGACGACCTTACCGTCGACGAGCGCCAGCGCGACGGTGACCTCGTCGTCGGTCGCGTTGTCGGTGTACTTGCGGAAGGTCATGCCAAGGTTTTCGTTCCAGAGGTAGTCCTTGAAATCGAAGATAAAGGCAAAAATCGTGTCTGCGGTCACGCTTGCGGTGAAGGACGGCAGATAGTCGCCGACAAGGACGACCTCGCGGCCAAAGAGCGAGTAGACCGGCTTGCCACTGAGTCCATAGTTGACGCGGGCGACGGGCTGCTTCTTGTCGTCCACCATGCCGACGATCTGCTCGAAGAAAGTCTTCTTCGACATGCACCAGACGGCGTCCGCGTCGTAAGCCTGCGGCAGCGCGGCCTCTGCCTTGACCAGATCGGCGTATGCCAGCGCGGTCGTCGCGGCGGCGATGTCGATGTTCTGCCCGGTCGGCGCGGTTTCCTTGGTAATACCCTTCGGCTGGCCGGAGCCGGAGCCGCTGATGATGGACTGCTCCTCGGCCTTGACCATGGCCTCTGCCACGTTGGCGACAAACTGCGATTCAAACATCGGGTAGGTCACGATGGAGACCTCGAGCGACATGGAGATCGCGCAGCGCAGTTTGTGGTAGGCAAACGTGATGGAGCCGATCGCCTTCTTCTGCTTGTCGGAGCCTGTGCCCTCGGCAACCCAGGAGGCCGTCGGCTTGGCCGAGCTGGTCGGGACGGTCACGCCGCCCTTGTAGGACGTGTGCGTCACGCGCGGCAGGATCATGCCGGTCGCTTCGATCTTCTCGTAGATCTTCTGCAGCGTCGTGGTCGGGATGGCCGCGCCAACGTCGGAGGTCTTGGTGTTTGCGTCCACGTTGGTCAGCTCTGCCGGGATCTTCTTGCCGGTCAAAACGTAGTTCATGAAGGCCCGCTTGTACTCGTCGGTGTCGTACCGGTCGAGCACGTCCGGAGTCTTTGCCGTGCCGGACAGGTCGACGGACTGTGCCGCCGCAGCCGGTGCCGCAACCTTCTGCCCTGCAAGGGCGTTGAGGTTTGCCTGGATCTTGGCTTCCTCCTCAAACTTGGCGTCGAGGGCCTCGACTTCCTTCATCTTGGCCTGCGCCTCTGCGGTCTTGCTTTCGTCCAGCAGCTTCTGGGCGTCGTCCATGAGCTTCTGGCGCTGGATGTTGTAAATTTCCTTCGTCATTTCAATTCTCCTTTGAGTTTTAAAAATTTCAGTTTTGCTTCTGCCTGCGCCCGTTCGGGCATAAAAAAATCAGGCTCTGCGGCCTGACCTTTTAAAAAGTTTTCCGCGCGCCGGAGCGCGTCTTCGCTGAGCATGCCGGAATAAAAATCCGCCGCCAGCGGTTTCTGGCCGGTATCCGGCTGCATCACGCGGTCGACGAGGCCGAGCTCGACGGCCCGATCCGCCGTGACCCACGTCTCGGCGTCCATCATGGCGGCGATCTCCGCCTCCGGCCTGCCGGTCTTGGTGACGTAGGCCGAGATAATGGCGTGGTTGGCGTCGCGCAGCGTCCCTGCGGTGTGCTCCATCTGGCGGTAATCGCCGCTGGCCTCGGTCTGGACGTTGTGGATCATCATCATGCCGGTCGGTGTCATTTCCGACTCGCCCGCCATAGCGATGATGGACGCGGCCGAGGCTGCGAGTCCTACAATGCGGATGTGGACGCCGCCGGCGTAGCTGCGCAGGGCGGTATAGATCTCGCTCGCGGCGAAGATCTCGCCGCCGCCGGAATTGATCTCGACCTCTGCCCGCTCGCCGTTGCCCTTGGCAAGCGCGTCGGCTACGGATTTGGGGCTCGTCGCCTCCATGCCGTACCACTGATAAAAGCGGTGCTGGTTGCTGGACACGATTGGCCCGCGAATGCTGATCTTCATGCGGTTTCATCTCCCTTCTGGGTGGTATTCTGATTGACCGGCTGCGTATCAAGCCGCCGGATTGGCTTGTCGCCGCCGTCGACCGGCGCGAGGTTAAAGGCGCGACGCCATTCGTTCGGCGTCAGCGCGCCGCGGTCGACCATCTGCAGGAGGTTGAGCTTGGTCGAGGTCGAGGCGAAGTCCCACGCGGAGGCCTCAAAGACGATGCGGTTCCCGCAGCCGCGCTCGCGCCGGGAAAAGAGCTTGCGGGTGTACTCGCCGCTCAGCTGCTTCAAAACCGGCTCGATCTCGGCGTCAAAATAGGCGTTCTGCTCATCCTCTGTCGCAATGGATGTGACGATGTGCGGGTTGGTATTGAACAGGGCATAGATTCGCTGCGTGGTTTTGTCCATCTGAGCGGCGTTCGGTACGTAGTCCTTGGGGTCAATCTGCTTGGCCTCAGCCTTTGCGTCTACGGCCGCAACGCCCGTGCCGTTGGAAACATTGAGGAAGCTGTCGGCAAAGTCCTGCGCGCGCTTCTTGATATCCTCCGCGCGCATGGAGGATGCGAACATCAAAAGCCAGCGGATGACGGCGCTGTTTCTGATGGCCTTTACGATGCCCTGATCCGTCGTCGTTACGATCTCCATGAGCGGCACGATGGCCGGGGCGATTGGATCTCCGAAGATGTCGTTCTCGTAAAAATCCCCGCGCAGGTGGATGATATCGTCATAGGCAAACGTCAGTACGCTGCCGTTCTGCATGTAAAATTTCAGGTACAGATTCCCGCCTGCGTCGTAAACGGCGTCGGCCTGCATGGCCGCGACCGGGAAAATGGCGTTCGGCAGGCCGTTTTCATCCCGGAGGATGACCGCGAAGGCGTTGTTGTTGAGGACCAGCTGCGCGGCCAGCTTCTCCTGCAGCAGCTGGCCTGTCATGTACTGGTTCGGTTCCTCGAGCAGGAACCGGATGTACGGCTCCGGGTTGACGGCGATCTTCCGCGTCTGGGCGGTGATGGTCTCCCGGATGTGCTTGGCCGTCAGCTTGCCGATGGCCTTGATCTTGGGCCGGATGCAGGCGCGGACGATATCGGACTGATACATTTTTCCGTTGTAGCTGTAAAAGCCATTCCCGCGCTCCTGCACCATCTGGACAGTCGAAACGCGCTTGGTCGTTGCGATATTCGTCAGGAGGTTTTTAAAAAATCCCATTGTCTCACTCCTAGAGCATACTGGTGTATTCTGCCTGCTTCTGATCGTAGATCGTGTAGGCGTCGAGCAGGGCCGCCGTTCCGTCAATGCGGCGCGTGGACTTGCTCGTCTTGTGCGGCTGGATATTGCCGTTTTTGTCCTCGTCGTAGGCGGTGTTTGCGAGGTTCCATTTGTCGATCGGGTGGTTATTGTAAATAATGCGCTTGGATTTCAAGTCGTTCCCGCAGCGCTTCATGGGCTCTGACAATGTCTTCACGCCCTGATGTACGGCGATCATGGCCTCTTTCCCGAAATAGTCCGCCATGCTGTCCACCCAATAAGACGCAGACCACGCATCATACCCGATAAAGGGGATAAAAATATCGAGGTCTTCCTGCACCTCGATGAACCATGCTTTGACGTCCTCATAGCGGATCTTGTTGCCCTCTGACAGGCGGAGCAGCCCTCGCTCATGCCACTTGTCGTAGGGGATCTTGTCCTCCGTGACGCGCTTTTCCAAAAGGTCCTGCGGCAGCCAGTACATCTGCAGCACAAACAGGATCTCCGGCAGCTCCGGCACTTGGAACAGCACCTTTGCCGCCGTCAGGTCGGTGGTCTTGGACAGATCCGCGCCGCCGATGCCGTATCGCGGGTAGGACAGGACGCGCTCCTGCACATTCCCGTCCGCCATGTAATGCTGCCAGATCAGGCGGCGGTTTTCCTTGTCGAGCTGGAAGGTGTCGCGGTTGTCCAGCTGCTCAAAGTTGAGCCAGGCTTCGCTGGAGGTCTCGCGGATGTTGAAATCCTTGCAGACGAGGTTTCGGACGAGGGCCGGGTTTTTCTCCGCTCGCTCGACCCGCTCTTTCAGCGCCGTGTAGCTCTTGATCGTCCCGAGGCCGGGGTTGGCTTTCTTCCAGCAGGACGGGTCATTCCACTCGCTGCGCTTGTCAAGCTCGTAAATAAACGCGATCCGGCGCGGGTCGTGGTACCCGTCCGGATCTTCGTAGCCGTTGATGATGCGCTCGGCTTCTTCGTATTTCTCGTCGTAGATGTCCTCGCGGATGGTGCCCGCGGTGGAAGTGATAAAGATCAGCGGCTGCTCACGGGCCGTCACGCCGTCGGCGATGATGTCGTACAGGGCGCGCCCGCTCTTCCACTGGTGGATCTCATCCATCATGGCCCCGTGGATGTTGAGGCCGTCGAGGGTGTCACTGTCAGAGGCCAGCGGCTTGAAAACGCCGTCGTTAAAATCGCTGTCCAGCTCAGCGACCAGACTGCGCATCCGGCGGCAGAGCGCCGGGGACTTCTTGACCATCCGCTTTGCTTCCTGCCAGATGATCTTCGCCTGGTCTCGCTTGGTGGCCACGGCGTAGACCTCCGGGCCAGCCTCACCGTCCGCCGTCTGCAAATACAGTCCGACGCCTGACGCAAGCAGCGACTTGCCGTTTTTCTTGCCGACAATGAGGATCGCTTCGCGGTACTGGCGGTTTCCCTCGATGTCGATAAACCCGAAGACAGTCGCCAGCAGTGCTTTTTCCCATAGCTCCAGCCGGACGAGCTGGCCGCCCGCCTTGCCCTTGGAGTGGTGGCAGTAGTTCTCAAAAAACTCGAGGACGTGGTTTGCCCGGCGCGGGGAATAATAAAACTCGGAATCCGCGTTTTCAAGCTGCGCGACCACATGTCTGTAGGTCTTCTGCACCTTGAGGCTGACGACTTCGCGGCCGTCCTGTATGGCCTGCCAGTATTCGAGGATGGGGTTGTAGGTCGCCGGGTAGCGCGTGAGTTTCATTCCTCGTCACGCTCCCGGACAAAGCTTGCAAAGCCGTCGTCCTCCTGTTTCGTCGCGGTGTCCGGCTTCGGCAGGAGCGCCGTAAGCTGCTTGATGATCTTCTGGTAGTTCGCGTTCGTTGAGTTGTACGCCTGCCCGATCGGCCGGGCGCGGTCATATGGCTCCAGTCGCTCCGACTGCTGGAATTTCTCCGTCCAGCCGTTTTCCCGCAGGTCGTCCGCCATGTCCTCGCACTCGATGCGCATAAAGGCCGCCTGATCGATAAGGCCTGCGACAGTCCCGGCCGCTTCCTTCGGCAGATTCCGGTAAAGCTTTTTCAGGCGCGCTTTCTCCGCGCGGATCCTCTGTTCTTTGGTCTTTTCACGCTGATTCGCCACAGAAAACGCCTCCTTTTTGCGTGATTTTTGCCTCCTGCTCACGCGTGCGCGTGGATTACTTATCGCCGCTTCAAAGCAGGGGGGCCTCGCGAACAGTCTGCGTATTCTTCCGAGGTAGGGCGTGCGGTGATCTAGCCGGCGCCCCGGCCTCGCGCGACGGGGGGGATCGGGTCTCCGGCGGCGTCGAAGAAAATTTTTTGCGTCAGAGATTTTGCGACTCCGTGACCGTCGAACTGATCGTGACAGTCTTTACAGACGTACTCGAGGTTGGAGTAGGACAGGCTGACGTCCGGGTCGGTGATGTTGTCCGGCGTGAGCTCCCGCTTGTGATGGACGATGTAGCCCGGCTTGTCCCGGCACTCTTCGCACAGCCCGCCGTCGATGGTCCGGCGGAACTTGATATACCCGGCGCGGCATTTCTTCCAGCGCCCGGACGCGTAAAATCGTGCGGCCCATGGCTGCATCCCGTTCCCTCCAATTCTTCACGCTATCACTGTAGCACAGATTTTAGGCTCTGTTAGCTCAACTTTTGCGGTAGCCCATTGCCCGCGCTGCCTCGTAGACAAAGCGGCTGTACATCCGCTTGGCCGTGGATGTGCTCACGTGCACCTGCCGGGCAGCGGACTCCAGGCTCTCGCGCGGCCAAATCCATGTATGCAGGCGCACGATCTCCAGCACATCGCCGCCGTCCCGCCAGGTCTGCACGGTGTTGATGGCGGACTGGATCGCCGTGTAGTCCTCGTACTCCCGTGAGGACAGGACGCGCACCGCAATGTCCTCGACGGCGCGGCCGGAGGACTGCCCGCCCGGTTGTGAGGAATATCCCGGTGTGATCTTCTGTCGGCTCATATCCCGAATCTGTCGGCTCAGTTTCGGGTATTCGCCGATGGTGCGGCAGACATTCCCGTACCACCAGTATCTCGGTTTCGACATCTGTTCAGCTCCTTCCTTCTTCGTTGCAAAACTCAACACATTTACAAGGTTTAAAGAAGGCGGCTCCCGGTCCGCTTATGTGTCTCGTTTTTGGGATCCCATACATATTTGAAATATAGGAATCCATACTGCGTGGCTCTGGACTCGACGAGGATGTAGCCGCGCGGAGCGACTGGCGGGCGCGTCAGGCTGTAGTCCCGGACCGCCTCGGTCGCGGGCTCCGGCTCCGGCCGGACGCAGCTGCGGCTGGCCTTGTACCGGTGGCCGCCGAACTCCTTGCGCCAGTGGCCGTGCAGATAGTTGGCCAGCGCCGTGTAGTCCTGCCCGTGGTCGACCTTATTTCCGTTCTCATCCAGATAGTAGTTGTGCTTCCGCAGTGGCTTGCAGTCGATGACGCTGCCGAGGCCCCAGAGCCTGCCGAGCTCATCGGCAGGAATGCCGTCCGTGATCAGGTGCAGGTGGAATCGGTTGGTCGACTTGCCCCGGCCGTAGACGATGACGATCTTGGCCTCCGGATACCGGTAGACCATGCGGCGGTAGAAATTATCCCGTATCCTGCGCATTTCCTGCGCGGTATGTACCTCATGTTCGGGGTCGAGCGTGAGTGTGGAGTAATAGCTCGACGGGGAGAAGTTGGCGTTGACCAGCGCCACGAACTTTGCAGCCGAGATCCTGGTGTTGAATTCCTCGCGTTCTTCCTGCGACTGGAACCGCGGCTTCTTCGGCCGGCTGGTCTTCGGATCTGTGCCGCCCGCCACCGTGTACACGATCTGTTCGCAGACCCTCCCGGAAAATTTCCGGCGCTTGTGTCTCTTCACCATAGTCTCAGCTCCTCCCATCTCTGCCCGCTCAAAGCGTGGCCGGAAATTCCGGCCACCCGTTCAGCGTCAGTCCTTGTACCCGCACGCCATACACGTGCATGTATCTTCCTCTTTGTCCCAATAGCAGTACCCGACAGCTCCGCACTTCGGGCAGATGCCCCACGGGCCTTTCTTACCCGCAGGGTCTGGCCCCGGGCCGATCGGTGTCTCGTCTCGCAGTGTAGCTGGAGACTTCGGCCACATTTCGTCAAGCAACGCGTCTATCCTGCTTTTCAGGCTTCGCAGCTTAAAAAACACCAGCACGCCCAGCGCGATCCACTCCAGCGCGGCAGCAAGCTCCAAAATCTCAATGATCATTTTCTTCTCCTTCCACTCCTTCCAATTCTCCTTCGCAGTATGTGCAGCGGCTCGGCAGGCTCTTTTTCAAACCGCCTTTTTTCCAGAGTTCGAGGCACGGTTTCTCCGGTCTGCCGCAGTATGGGCATCGGTAGACACGGAAAATATCATCCCAGCGCCAGACCATGCGGACTTCATTTTTCTCCTTCAATCCCCATCGCCTCCCTCATTGCTTCAACCAGCCTCTTTTCAAGTTTGTCCTGGTCGGTCTTGCCTTCCATCGTTGCGCCCTCCTGCTCTACCCACACGCCGTCCGTTCGCTTCGTAAACCCAGCAGGCGCGAAATTTCTTGCGTGTTCCAGCTCCGGCGTATGCCTGCACGTTGGATAGCTGCATTTCTCGCAAGCCTTTCTGTCGCAAAGGAACAGGATATTCCGCTCTTTCGCCTGCGATACGCCGCTCGGCAGAAGAACGACTGACTGCCCGATTTCCGCCGCAAGCTGCTCCTGAAGCTTTTTCCGATCGCCGTCACGCATTACGACTGTGCATTCCAGCAAAATCATTCCTGCGCCGCCTCCAGTTCCTTGCGCTCTTGCATAAACCCGTGCAGGAACAGCTCCAGCAGAGCGGCGGCGCGGTTGGTCAGATTTGTGAAATCCTTTTTGCTGATCTGCAGTTTGCCGGTCGTAACAACCTCAGTCTCCGGTCGACCAATAATCTGAATTGTCGGATTAGGCACCAGCGTCTTTGCACCGTCCGCCCCCACTTCGAAGAGCGGCGGCGTGGACTGCTCCATGACAATGCGCGGCGGGTATTGCTCGCCGCGGAAGCTGGTATCCCATTGCTGTTTTTCGTAGTATGCGACAAAATTGTCTAGGTCGCGCGCAAACGCTCCCATGATTTCTGCCATTTTGATACTCCCTTCAAATTGTGATGATCTCCCGCCTGGACTGGCGGGCAAATTTGCGTTCCGGGCAGAAGCGGCACTCGGTGCAGCTCCAGGCGCCGCGGTAGTTGTTGCGCGTCGGGCAGAGTGGGTTGTAGCAGATCCCGGAGCCTGCCCGCTGCGGGCCGCGGCCGAATTTTTTCTTCTTCGGTTCGGCTTTTGGCTTTTTGGCTGGATCCTTCTTGGTGACGAGCGTGGCCGCGCGTTCTTTCCGGAAGCAGCCGCAGCTTTTTGCATGCCCGTTCCGGAGGTATCTGCCGTCCTTGCTGCAGATGGTCCCGCATTTACACCGGCAGATCCAGTGTGCCGTGTCTCCTTTTTTGCTGGTATCCCGCCCGATGACGTGCAAATATCCAAAGTCTGTGCCCGTCAGATCGACTACGTGTGACATTTCCATTCTCCTTTCGTCAGGGGCCGGTCTCCCGGCCCCTATGCAGGGCGGACTCACACCGCCTGCGCCTGCGCGTCCCCCTGTCGCCGCAGACGAGCTGCCCTTGTCTGCTCAGGCAGCTTTCCATAAGGAGGTAACACGATGCCGCCAGGCGATCCCGACACCCGGCGTGGGGTAACGTTGATGGTTTCCATCCGCGCGCACGTTCCACACGCGCTTTTTATCCCCGGCCCGCGGGCTTGAGGTTTCGCGGGCCGGGTGCAAAGCCGGGGTGATCCTCCCGCAGCCGTCTCATGGCGGAGCGGCCGCGGCATAAGTCCGAAAAAATATGGTTCCCCGGCTGATTGCTGGTCTTAGTCCTCGGGCTGGCTGATGTCCTTGTGCCGCAGCCCGTCTGCGTTCTCGGTCAGCGGCAGCGCCTGCCGCCGCGCGTGCTCATCCGGGTTCCAGCCGCACCGCGCGCAAAGATCCGGCGCGAGCTTTGCATACGGACAGGCATTGCCCTGCTTCGGCAGCCCGCATGCCTCGCGCGGGCTGCTCTCGTTTTTTTCTGGCATGTTAGACCTCCTGGATCTCGATCCCGAATTTGGACCGCATGAATTTGCGGTTCCGCAGATACTCCTTTGTCCGCGTTGGCTTGGTCTTCACATCTTCGACGACGAGCTTGCCGCCGAATTTGTACGAAAAGTCCGCCGTGTACCGGATCGCGCGGATCCGCTCCCCGGTCTCTGTCACATAAGATTCCTGCAGCGTGAATTGCGGCTGCAGCCGCAGGTCGGAGATGATCCCGGCCCTCAGCATGACCATCAGCTCGTCATACCGCCGTGCCTCCTTCTGGCTGTCGAAGCGCAGCTCTCCGCGCTCGGCGGGCGCGCTGTGATACTTCGAGGACTTCTTCGGCGCCGCAGCAGGCCGTCTGCAACTGCTAGCGTGCGCAAAGCTCCCGCATCCGCGGCGGCATGTCCGCCATGCTCTCAAACCGCAGGCCGCTCATTCGGTCACGGCTCCCGTATTTGTCTGATATTCTCCGTAGCTGCAAAAATCCTGCCCGTTTGTATCAATATCGTGCTCGAAACAGTGTCCGTTCGGGCTGTCGACAATGCCAACGTTTCTTTTCCAGGCGACGCAGCCCCTGCACCGCACCACCTCCGCAACGTCGGCGGCGGGCACTTTTGCAAGTAGTTTTACTGCAACGAGTACGGCGCAATTCCCGCACAGCCCAATGTCCGAGCACGTTCCGCATTGCTCCGATTTTATGTATTTCAGCGCCGCCTCGCGGCTTATGTATTCGTCAGGCATGGTCGGCCTCCTTATCGCACGAGGAAAGCACGCTGTCGTCCAAAAACGCACGCGCCGTGTATTTCCCGCCGCATTCGCACGGCTCTTTTGTCCGGTAAACTGTCCAGTTCGGAGTCGACAGCTTTTCGTCCACCGGCGCGACCTTTCCACACCGCTCGCAGACCGGCGTCATGTCCATCATATCCATCATGTTTTTACGTTTTGCCATCCTTCTTGCCCTCCATTTCCCGCAAAGCCCGCTCGACCTCCCCAATGTCAAACAGTCCGACTTTTATTCCACTCGGCGTATTCTGTCCATGTGCGAACGTCGTCAGATGGATATCCCAGTGAGCCGGTTTGTACGAAATCCCGTTTCTAACGATCTCAATGTCCGAATATCCATTGCACGGCAGCACGACCACGCGCCCGTCCTTGTCGGCCTCGGCAAGCTCTACGAGCCTGCTGATTGGCGTATTGTTGAGCGTTTCGAGATCAACCATATTCTTTGCGGCCAGCGCAAGCTTAACCGTTTCTACTGCTTCCGGTTCAAGCCCCGTATCCAAATATTCCCGCAGCAGTGGGCAGTGCGCCGCCGGTACCGCCGTGCAGAATCCCCCGACAGCAGTGCAGTTCCCATTGTCCGTGTGGCGAAAATTACAACGCAAGCAATTGATTTTTTTCCATCACTCCACCTCCCCTTTCAGTTCGTCATTCCATTCAGTCAGTCGCTCCACGTCTCATACTCCTTCTCGATGTATTCGCAGTATGCCATTTCCAGCCTCGCGCCTGCGCTTTCCGCTGCGTCCGGCAGGAAAACAACCGCGTCCGCCACGTCGATCATTGCAAAGCAGATCCGCATGTAGTCCTCCCGGCTCATGCCCCCCCGGCAGCTCGGCAGGATTGAGCACAGTGTGTCCCTGCCAGCCCAGCTGTATTTCTGCCGCTGCAAATTTATCCCGATATCCCGGATCTCCGGTGATTTTACCGGCTATGTAAACCTTCACGGCAATTCCTCCACATACCGCCAGCTCTGCGGCGGGCGGGTGACCGGCTTGGGTTTTACCTTGAGCGCTACCTCTACCTCATTTGGCACAGCGTAAAATTCCCGCAGTTCGCGCGGGGTATCGTAAATTCTGAGGTCGGAAATGTGCCATCCGTAGC